CGGCGGAGCTGCAACTAGAGGTATGAATTTTAATAGAGGTTACTAATTGTCGAGACTTATATGTAATCTACCTGCAATAAATCTGTGGGTTAGAAAAGAATACCTTAGAGATCATCAAGATGGTCATGGTGAATTTGTAAAAGGTGTGTGGGTGTCTTGTAAATCTTTACCGGGTAGAGCTTTTTACTTTGAAACATATTTACCAGAATATGGCGCTATGTTTGATAAGTTGCCAATAAGTGCATTTGTTAGCGAGCCTAAAAAACCAAAACCAGATCTGCCTTTGTATAATCTGCAATTCTGGAATTGTATGGATTACAATGTAACTTGCATACAAAAACAATTTATAGGCTCTATGAGCTATGAAGTTTATACAAGAGATGCGGGTGCAGTTAAGGGATCTTATGTAGCCACACTTGATAATTATCATGGTGACATAGATATAGTTGATTTTAGCACTAGTGAAACACCAGAAGAACATAAGTCACATAATATTATAGAGTTAGAGAATGGCCAGTATTGCTTGTATCCAAACAACAGAACTAGAATATACGATAACAGTTTAACACCTGCAGATCCATTAACACCTGATTTTAAAGTTAGTACACATTATTATCAGGTAGAGAATGAAAACAAACTAGAGAGATTTGGAGATAGCGAAGAATATTTCTATAAATCAAAGAAAGAGAAGTAATGCCTTATTCAGTTGGTAAATACGCATTTGGTATATGTGATAAGACAGGATTTAGATATCCGCTTAGGGAACTAATACCAGAGATTAGAAACGGCTCTAAAACAGGGTTGATGGTTGGATATGATGTAGTTGACCCAGATCATCCACAGAATCATTTAGGTAGAATAAAAGTAGATGATGAGCAATCACTTCTAAATGCAAGACCAGATAGAGTGGAGCCTGCTACAGAAAGGCTATTGCTGGTTAATCCTTTTACAACTGCGGCAGCAGATAGCGGTAGCACAGTAGTTACAGTTACGGAAAAAGATCATGGCAGATCTACGTCAGATGCTGTTAGGTTTAGAAACTGTTTAGGCTTTGATGGTTTAACAGCTGCAAACTTTAATTTAGCTACAGGTTATGCTATAACTAAATTAACAGATGATACATATACTATTACTGTTGCTGCAGAATCTACATCTGGATCAATTACAGGTGGTGGGGTGTTTGCTACAGTAGGACCAGTTACTTTGGAGGCTTAGATGAGCTTTACATTTGCGCAGTTAAAAACAGCAATACAGGATTACACTGATAATTCAGAAACATCCTTTGTAAATCATTTATCTGACTTCATAAAAGCAGCAGAAGAAAGAATATTTAAGAATGTTGATTTAGAGATATTTAGAAAGAATGTTACATCAGCATTATCAACAAGCGATAAGTTCGTAACAATACCAACAGATTACTTGGCATCTTTTTCATTTCAAATTACAACAGCAGGTAGCGAGTCTTTTCTTTTACAAAAAGATGTAAACTTCATACAAGAAGCATATGATGCCTCATCCTCCACAGCAAAGCCAAGATTTTACGCACAATTTGACGCAAATAATTTTATCGTTGGCCCTACCCCAAACTCCAATTATGCAATAGAATTACACTACTATTATAGACCAACCAGCTTAACTGCTGGTGCTGATAGTGGTACAACATGGTTAAGCACTAATGCGCCATTTGCATTATTGTTTGG